GACTTCATCGCCTGGAGGAACGCGCCCGCGCTCGAGCGGGTCTTGTGGATCGACTGGCCGGAGACCTGCGCGCGACCGTAGTGGTACGCGAGGTCATAGACGGCCTTGTCGTAGCCCTGGTTTCCTGCCGTCGGGAGGGTCTCCAGCTCACCGCGTGAGCCGATGCCGCCAGACCGCTTGCTGTGAAGCGGAACGACAGCCTGGAGACCTTCCAGATTCTCCGAATCCACGCCCAGGAGCTGGTGGATTAGGATCTCATTGTTGAACTGAATCTGGACGGGACCCAGATAAAAGTTCTTCATGATGTTCGACAGGGTGGAGAGTGTTGCTCCAGCCATGTTTGAGTCGAACTCCCTTGGGGTTGTAGGTGGTCGAGATGCGACTCACCCGCCCCGGCGGATAGACGAGGAGCTAGACCACGGTGTCGATGCCCGCCGACTCGATATGAGTCAGCGCGGCCTTCAGCGCCTCATCCATGTCCCCAAGCTCGGTCGGAACTTCCGACGTCGTCTGTGAGTTCTGGACAGGGGCCACACCGGGCGCGACGGTCTGCTTCGACTCGAGGTACTCGATGAGAGTCTCCTCGCGCAGGCCCTTGAAGGCCTCAGCGGCGTCGATCAGTGAACCGTCGAAGAATGGAGCCAGCTGCTTCACATGTTCGATGTGCTTCTCGGAGAGTCCTTGCTCGCGTAGCACGGACTCCTGCCGGAAGAACTCGCCTGCGATAGCCAGTTCCATCTGCTCTGCCGCGTACCTCTGCTCGGCGTTAGCCTGCGAGGCCTTGAGGGCCTCCAGCTCGCTCTTCAGCGAGCCGACGAGTTCAGCGACAGGAGCAAGCTCCGGATCCCCACGTAGTGCGGCCAGTGCATCACCGGCCTGTGCCACTTCCGGTGCCGTGGTCCCCAACTCCTGGGCTGCTCGTACGTCCGCCTGGGCGGGCGTGAGTCCCTGAGCCTGGAGTGCCTCGGACAACTGGGAGTGGAACTGCACCAGGTAGTTCGGATCCTGGAGCGCCTGGTACAGCTCGACGGCCTGACGCGCTTCCGCGGCGTCGATGCCCTCGAACTGCTTCCGCTGCTCGGCGACCTCCTGGGTCTTCTGGGTGTACGCAGCCTGAAGCTGCTTCCACGCATCCTGGAGTTCGGGTGGCAGCGTGTCGGGGTTGAACTTGCCCCCGTCGAAGGTGTCCTGGACCGTCTGTTCCGCGGCGGCCTCGGCCTGCTCCTGCTCGAATCGAGCGAAGCGACCAAGCTCGTCGCGGTTGAACTGATCGGGCTGCACCTGCGGGGCGCTCTCCCCCTCGGGAGTCGAAACAGGAGCAACTGGGGCCTGCTCGGGAGCCGGAGGCGTCGCCGCAAGCGAGGTGCCTGCGTCGTCTGCCTCCTGTGCCTCTACGAGTGCCGCAGCTGCGTCCTCGAACGACATTTCGGACAACTGATTCTCCTTGTGGTCTGGGAGTGCGGAGTCCCTAACTGCCGGACGGCAGTGCGGGCTGCTCCACGATCTCCGCGTCCATGATCTCTGCCTCTCGATTCGTCGCCAGCTCTTTCATGCCAGCGACGAAGTCGCCCATGAGGGCGCGGAGTTCGTCCGGGGCAGAGATTTGATGTGAGTGCTCTACACGCCTCGAGTCACCGAGGCCGCGTGCACGGTCGATCTTGTCGGTAAGAATCCCGACGGTGTTGTTCAGCTCGTTCAGCTTGGCGTCCCCCGCATCGACCTTCTTCTCGATCAGGAGGAGTGCCTTGTGCCGAACTCGGTCGGCGTCTTCGATGAAGTCGCCTGCTGCTTCTGTCACCGCTTCGATGGCGGGAGGGTTCTCTCGGAACTCGTTACGCCACCGTCGGACGGTGTTCTCGGGGACGCCGGTCTCACGCGATGTGCGTTTGACGTTGCCGTCATTGGCGGTGAGGACGACGTACACCTTGGCCTTGTCGGCCTCCGTGTAGGTCGCCCTACCCGCCACTCTTACCGGACCCCTTCTTCTCCTTCAGGCTGGCCTGGTGAGCCTCCTCAGCTCGCCGCAACTCGAGCGCGTGGCTGACTGCCGACTGCGTATTCGCCTGGTCGGCGGCAGCTGCCTTGCTCTTGGCGAGGGCGACCTCATGGGCCGACTTCGCCATGTCTGCGACGTGCTTCGTCTGAGCCTGTTGCATCGACATCGCCTGCTCGAGCTGGGTCAGCGGGTCATTCCCCGCATCGTCCATGTCGGGCTTGTCGATGCTGTCCGTCACCCAGGTCTCGAGTGGCGGTTCTGCGACCGCTTCGTCATCGACCTGAACGCCCGCCTCGCGCAGGATCTCGCCTGCGACCGGCGCGCTGGACGTAGCCTTCAGCTGGAGGGCAACCCTCGGCCGTTCGACCGGGGCAGCCATCGTGGCCTGAGCCTGAGCGATGCTCGCGGCCTGTGAGTACATGGCCGAGAGGCGCTCGGAGTAGAGATTCTGGAGCTGAGGATCGAGCTTCTCGTACTCCACCGACGACATGTACTGCGTCAGGACGTCGATGTGTACCTGCGGATCCTCGTGCATCTGCGGCTGCACCATCGCTTGGAGCACGATCTGTTGAGCCTCGTCTGGCGACTGCAGCGGCTGCCCTGTCTGGGGGTTCACGCCCTGCTGCAGCGCAGCGATGGCCTGCTGGTACGCCGAGATGTTCAGGGGTTGGCCCTTCTTCAGCTTCTCGAGCGTGCGGTACGCCTGCTCCTCGGCGGCCTGCATCTTGGCCATGAGACCCGTCATGTCGGCCGTGTCGAGGTAGCGCAGTGCAGTTCGCTGGTCGATCAGCTGGTTGGTCAGCATGAACTCGATACGCATCTGCTTGCCCGCGTGCGTGCGGGGGAGACCAGACAGCGGCTCCGCGTTGAATGAGAAGCCCCCAGCAAGGTCGGCGTTCAGGAACTTGCGCACCTGCACCGCCCCATTCGCACCTTTGATCTTCAGGAGTCGCGGCTCCTGGTAGTACTTCTGGGCGAGCTTGACCATCAGCATGCCCCCGCGAACGAGAGCAGCCTCGAGCCGACGGATCGTCGGCGTGAGCTGGTCAGCCACGGACTCGAAGATCGAGTCGATGCCCCCCGCGGAGTCGATCCGCGCCGGAAGCTTGTCGCGCTGGGTCGGCATGCGGTTGAACAGCCGGTCCAACTTGGCCTCGATCCGGTCCATGTTCGTGTAGACGTAGCTCGGCAGCGACGGGATCTCCCGCCACTGAGGCACCGCCCCGTTGATCGGGTTGAAGTAGAGGGTCCGCCCTGGCTCGTTCGTCAGGCGATCCTGGAGGGAGCCGACCGGCGCGAGCATCTGGGGCTTCAGCGTCAGGTTCTGGTGCTCGATGGTCTGCGAGAGAGTCCGATTCAGCTGCTTGGCCAGTGGCCGCGCCGCTGTCATCCTCGGGATGTCGAGGTTGCTGCCGGGCCGCTCGATGCCGGGGAACTTGGTGAGCGGCAGCTCGTTGAACGGGAACTCCCACTTGCCGTCCTCGAGGATCATGTCGGGACCCTCGATCCAGCAGACGTAACGCCCTTCCGGCATCGCCGGACCGGGACGCACGTACATGTGGTAGACCCGTCGCACGGTCTTCGAGCGGTCGGAGTCCGTCTGCGAGGTGAAGCCCTGCGGGTTCGCGGCTGTCGGACCGGGCACCGCATCGGGTTCGACTCCCGCGCGTAGCGTCGCCGGGTAGCGCGCGTACAGTTCGTCCACGTCGATGTTCTCGATGACGATGGCGTAGCGCGCGTCCTGGTAGTTCATAGGCGAGGGGTCGAGCAAGACGTTCTCACCGGGGATTGGCTTGACCGAGATGTCGCCCACGGCGACCGTTCGCTCGAACTGCTTCGGGTCGATGCCCTGGTCGCGCAGTGAGTCGCGGTAGATGTCGAGGTCCTCGTCCGACCAATCGGCCAGCGGTTGACCGTCGGGGGAGACCATGAACGTCATCAACTTCCCGGCGAGTCTGTCCCAGGTGATGTGCCAATACCCCTGTGACAGAGCTGCGTCGAGGAGTGCGGACTGGAGCTTGGCGTCCAGCGCCATGTCCTGCCACCAGTACTCCCAGAGGGACGTGCCCATCTGAGCGGCCTTCAGATCGCGGTCACTCCCGGAGTCCGGGGTGCCGTTGATGATCGGCCGGTTCTTGGTCAACTGCGCGACGTAGTGCATCGCGGAGTCCTGAAGATCAGCGACAACGAGCCGGACTTTGTAGCGGGGCTTGTCGCCCTCGTCCATGCCGGTGGTCTCGAGTCGCCCGCCTCCTGGCCAGTTCTTGTTCCAGAACGAGTACTGGTTGCCTTTGTAGAACTCGCGGTTCAGCGTCCAGTCGATCTTGTCGCGCTGGCGCAGGGACTCGAGTTCCTGCCTCTTAGCCGCGAGCTTCTTCGCGTCTGTGAGGTCGCGGAGCCTGTAGGGCTTCGGCGTTTCGGCCACCTGCACCCCCTTTCGGGTTACTCGATGATGTCGTCAGGAGAGGTGGCGGCGATGCGCTCTTTCCACTCCTGGTACTCAGCCTCGGAGATGACCCCCGCCTGGCGCATGGCTTCCAACTCCTCTTCCTCGTCGGTGGGAGGAGCGGTCTGCTCGAGCGTGATCCCCTCGGGGAGATCCGAGAAGTCCAGCACCGGAACATCAGGTGGCGCAGCCGCCATGCTGACGGTCGCCGTAGGGGTCTTCAGGAGCGCACGGGTGTACTCGATCTGCTCGACCAGTACGGTGATCAGACGCTCGCGCTCGGCGAGCCGAGCCTCGTAGGCGTCGATGATCAGGCGCTCTCGTGACTTGCGGACGATGCGGAACATCACTACTTCGGCTGGATCGTCAACACGCCCGCCGCGAGCGAGACCTTGTGCTGAAGGGCTTGTGCGACCTCGATCAGTTCATCGAGTCGCCTGTGGTCGAGGTTGCCCGCAGGGAGAGTGGCCTGATTTCCGGAGACGGAGAATCCGCTGTTACCCGCAACCCTGCGGAGGTGGATGTCCAACTCTGAGTGGATGGGCATAGGCGCAGCCCTCCTTCCTTTTTAGGTCTTGAGCACGTCGGCCACCGTCGCCACCGGGATACCCTTGGTGTTGAGGTAGTCGATGATCGTTCCGAAGTTGGCGATTGAGTACTGCGTCGAGCTGCCGGGGCTTGTCACGATCTCGTGGAACAACAGGATCAGCCAGTGCTTATTGGCGAAGGCGTTGTCGATCAACGTCTGGATCGCCGCGGTCGTGTCGGTGCTGATCGTCGTGTGTGCCCGCAGCCGAAGTAGGTTCGGCACCGGGATCGTCTCGTGGGTGACGTCGATGATCGTGCGCGCGGAACGAAAGTACTTCCGCGCTGCAGCCAAGACCGTCGGGTTGAAATCCCCGCCGGGGTAGGCGAAGTCATCTCCCCCACCGAACCCGTTCTGTCGCAGCCAAGCCTTGAGATTTCGGAACTCAGCCTCAGTCTGGTTCTGCGTCAGGTTGACGTAGCGCGTGTTGTGGCTCGCCACCGTGTCGGCGTGCGCGGCGATCTGCCAACCACTCTGCTCCTGCAGCTGCTTGAGCTGCGCCATGGTCATGTTGTTGACGTTGTTGTCGATCAGATCGCGGATGATGTACGCCGTGCCGGGGTAGCCGTACGTGTCCATCTTCTTCCGCGCCTCGTTGAACTGCGAGAGCCAGCCGTCGTCAAAGACGAGGCTGACGACGCCGTTCGCCCACTTGGTGCTCGGCTCTGCGACGGAGGAGATCCCACCGACGTGGTAGGTGACTGCACCGAGGCCGTCGTCCTTGACCGAGATTTGCCAGTCGGTCAGTGCGGTCCGCACCGGAGCGCCCGACGTCTGAGTGAGGTCGCCCCAGTTCACGACTAGGCGCACCCACTCGCCGCTGTTGATGTAGTACGTGGAGGCAGTGCCTTGTGTCTGGAGCCGGAAGCGGTAGAAGTTCGCCAGGGACGAGCTGCCGATGTAGAGGTCAATCGACTGGAGGTGGGTGATGTCATCCACCTTCAGCCAGACCGCAACACTCTTGCCGGTCAGATCGAGTGAGCTTCCGGCCAACTTCCGAATCTGGGCGGCCTGGTTGTTCGCCGCTGTGGTGATCGAAACGGACTGTGACCCCAGCGCGTAGTCGTTCGTATCGTTGAGGTTCGAGCTGGCGACTCCCGCGCCGTTCGTCGTGTAGCCATGACCAGACGCGAACGTCGTGACCATGGACTGGGGCACGGCCGCAGGCCATACCTTGGCCGGAGCTTCGGGGGACCCCATTCCGGTCTTATCCACGGCGAAGAGGACGCTGCCGAGACCATCGACAACTTCAAAGGCTCTTCCGCTGCCCTCCACACGAAACCGAATGCCTGGCCCGGACTCATCAGTCACGATCTCAAGAACGGGACTCGCTACATCCTGGGCCTCGCTTGCGCGTTTGCTCATGAGATCGCTCCTTCTACCCTTGTTACGCCTCGCTCCCTAGCTCGGGGTCGTAGACCTGTTTCTTGTCCTTGTTCCGGAGAATCTGGAGATACGCCTCCTCCTCGAGCGTGCTGCCGCGAACGCCGTCCTGTAGGAGTGCGTCCATCGGCATCACCGGGAGCAGGACGCCCGCCGCGCTCAGCGCGATCTCGACGGCGTCCAGGAGGTCGTCGTTGTTGTTCTTCTCCTCGTAGTCGAACGAGACCCACTGGTCGATGAACTCGCGGTGGGTCTTGCGAATGCGGACCTTGCCGATCCGGAAGATCGGCCCCATCTGCATCAGCCGGTCGTTCTTCTTCTTCGTCTGGCTGAGGATCGGAACGATGGGGGGTAACCCCTCCATGCGCGCCGCCATCTGGGCGAGCGCCTGCTGGTAGGCCACCGACTCGATGCCGATGTACTCAGGCCGGTACTTCAGGAACCACTCGCGGATCTTCTCGAGCTGGTCCGGGAACATGATCTTGTCCACGAAGTAGTCGAGCAGGAACGCCTGACTATGGTTCTGGGTGATCCCGATCAGGGCCATGGCGAAGCTGTCGGCGTCGTCGCTGAGCGAGATCGCCGGGTCCACGCCGATGAAGAGCCGGAGGTTGTGGCGCATCTGGCCTTCGTCGTCGCGGTAGCGCGGCAAACCGATGTCGTCGGACTGGATGTCGGGATTGCCGTCCACGAAGTACTTCAGCCACTCGCCCGGGAGGCTCACGCCCGCCAGTGCGTCGAAGGCGGCCATGAACTCCTGCCGGAACATCACCGGGTGGTAGTGCTTCAGCGCGTACTCCCACTGTGAGCGCGGGAAGTACGGGTTGTCTATGCTCGTGTACTCGACGCGAAACTGATTCGGATCGGCCAGAGCCTCCGCGGACCAGAACTCCGCGTGGAACCAGTTCTTACCGTTCGGAGTCGTGGTCGTGATGACCAGACCGATCTGATCGGTGAGACCAGGAAAGACGACGTCCCACGCATCCCGGTTCGGGATGAAGGCCGACTCGTCAATCCAGAGAATGTCGAGACCGGCACCGCGAAGGTTCTGCGGGTCATCGGCCGACTTGAACTCGACCGTGGACAGCAGCGTCTCGCCGTCGCCCGCGTAGAAGGTGAAGACCTTCTCGGTCTTGTTGTAGTCGTAGTCCCGGCCCTTGACGAGCTTCGCCTGCCGGATGATCTCGAGGAAGGTCAGCAGACTCGGGCGGCCGAGCTTGTAGTCCTTGGCCAACGCCCAGATCCACAGCGGCCTCTCGGACTCGACGCCGTGCGCGTCCCGGTGGAACTCGCTCGGGTTGAGCGCGTAGAAGAGAACCTCCCACGCTGCGCTCAGCGTCTTGCCCCCGCGGCGTCCGGCCACGAGGTGGCGGAAGCGGGTCAGGTTGCCGTCGTCACCGACAGCACCGTGGAAGAGGTGCTGCCAGATGTGAGGCTTGTAGCCGTGCTGGTGGAACCAGAGCCACTTGTAGGGGTGCCGCTCGAGCAGGGCGAGACGGTGCTCGTCCTCGAGACGGTCCGCCTTGTGCCGCCCGCCCGCGGTAAGCGAGCGGAAGTCCAAGGGTCACCTCCTACTAACTACTGGTCAGGCTGCTCCTTAGGGCGCACACGAAGTTCTTCATGCATGCCACGAAGCTCGGCTTCGATCCGCTCCTTGCGTACGGCAAGGAGTTCTTCGCGCGCTGCGCGAAGTTCGGCCTCGAGCTGCTTGATCACAACGTACTGCTCGCCGAGAAAGGCCAGCAGTTGTTCGACCTTGATCTCCAATGCGCCTCCTAGACAGTGTTGCCCGCTGCGTCCTTCCAGTTGGTTCCGTCAGACCAGACCGGCTTGCTCAACGTGTCGTCATAGAACTGAGCACCCTTGCCGACGGTGGCCGCGCTCGGACGTGATCCCGTCACCGAGTGTCCGGTCTTCAGGAATCCGGCTACGGGGAGAACGGTGCTGGCCCCGAGTTCGACCTGGAAAGACGGGTTGATCCGGATCATGTTGGTCGGGTTCTGTTGGTTCTGGTCGATGCCGCGCGCCCAGATACCTGTCTGGAGTTGCAGGCCGTAACTGGTCGCGTCGAATGTCGCGCGAGAGGCGTCGAAGAACACACCTCCAGCTGCGAGCCTGCCCGCACCGCCAAAGGCCCAGAACTGGTTGAAGCCTGCGGCGTCGAAGCCGCTCTCCCACTCCGGGATGCTGGTGAAGACGATGGAGTTGCGGCCTTGGTAGAACGTCGTGACCGCTGTGTTCTGCGCCGCCGAGCCGTTGATGCCAACGAAGGACGCTACGTCATCCCCGTTTTGTGCAGATCCGGTCTCGCCACCACGAGACTGTCGGAGGTCGGAGACGACGGTGATCCCGTAGATCATCGACCGATCCGTGGCGCTCCCGCCCGATGTGTACGCGCCTGAGAAGGCAACACCATTGAGGTCGAATGTGTTGGCATCGATGACGGTGATGACCGCAGAGGTGTTCGCGTTGGGAACACCGCCGACGCCATAGACGTCGATGTGGTCATTGGTGGCGAAACCGTGCGCCACTACCGTGAGTCGAATCGACCCAGAGCCATTGTCGATGGCGTTCGTAACTGCCTTCGGCGTGGTAGCAATGGCCGTCGAGTCCGCCGCGTAGATGTAGATGCCGTTCACGCGATCCGCGACCGTGGCCGCTCCGCGCGCGCGAATCTGGATGTTGACCGGGCTGTTCTGCGACCCCGTCAGGTTCGCCATGTTGCGCCGGAGGGAGATAAACGAACTGGTGTCTCCCCAGTTGCCTGACCCGAGATCATCTCGGATGGCGCGGGTGAGTGTCACCACGCCGCTGGCTCCCACCGACCAAAGGGTGCTGCTACCGGTTACGACCTCAAGGGCTTTACCGCTGCCCTCCACACGGACTCGCAGGCCGGGACCTGCCTCATCCGTTACGATCTCAAGAGC